GTATAAAGGATTAAAAACAAAAATATTTTCTAATGGACAACACCCAGAGAATTTAAATAGTTGTAGTAAATATTTAGATGCTGCTAGTCTTGATTTTAAAGCTGTTTTTAATATTGATAAAATATGTGGTAAAGATATACAATACGATGATTATTTATTAAATATAAAAAATTCAATAAAATATTTAGAACAAAATAACATAAATATTGAGATAAGAACAACCAAATTCCCTCCAGTTGATATACAGGCTATTAAACAAACAGTAAAAAGTAATTGGCCAAATATTAATCATATTATTCAAGATTATCAGCCAATTTAAATAGAAAGAGAAAATCGAGGAAAACAATGACAGGAAATGAATTTGTAGAATTTTGTTTTAGTATTAAAGAGGAATCTAGAAGGCTTGCTGCTCTTGGCAGTGAAAACTGTTTTAGGCCTGGACAAACGCTATTTTGGATACTACATAGAAAATATCCAGCAATAGCTAACAAAATTACAGCAACATCTATTGATCCTTTCTATAAGGATGAAAATATATCTGCCTGTTTACAATATATTTTATTAAACCATGTTGACATTTAGGCTTGGTGTGTGTATAATAGAATAGAAAGGAATATGATATGCAGAAAGTAGTAAACACAGAAAAAATACCTATTAAATTATGGTTAGATGATATAGAAAATGGGGCTTTACAACAGGCTAAAAATTTGGCTAATTTACCTTTTGCATTTAAACACATAGCCATAATGCCTGATTCCCATCAGGGTTTTGGGATGCCAATAGGCGGTGTTTTGGCTACCATGAATGCCATAATTCCTAATGCTGTGGGGTGTTTTACTGGGGACACAAAAGTTCCTCTGTTAGATGGTACACAAAAAACACTAAAACAATTGTACAACGAGAAAAATGATGTCTACGTTTATTCATTAGATGAAGAATTGTGTCCTGCTGTTGGGAAAGCCACGCCCAAATTAACAAGAAAAAACAGCAAGATAATGGAGGTTGTTATTAGTGGGGGCGAATCAATAAGATGTACCTTAGATCATAAGTTTATGTTGTTGAATGGGACATATGTAGAGGCTCAGAATTTAAAAAGATTTGATAGTTTGATGCCTCTATATAGAGGGTATCAATCAAGAGATGGGTATGAGAGAATTAGAACTTCAGGTAGAGAGGGCATTATTACGCATGTTATGGTGGCAAATCAATTTTTAGGAGAAAAAAAGGCAGATGAAGTCATACATCATATTAATGGGAACTGGTATAATAATAGTCCCGATAACATAAAATACAAAGACCAAAGACTGCACAGCAAAGAGCACGTACAACAAAATAATAAATTTAAAACTCCCGAATTTAAAGAACAAAGATTGGAAAAACTGAAGAAAGATGGGTTTTACGATGATAAATTTAAAGAACAAAAAAGGATCACAGCCATTAAAAATCTGGTTGAATATAATAAAAGTGATAAAAAGAAAGAAAATGACAAATTATCTGGGCAAAGAGGAAAGAAATATTTAATTGAATACAATAAATCCGAAAAAGGCAGAAAGAAGTCTGCTGAAATTGGTAAAAGAAGTAACCACAAAGTTCTTTTTACCAGACAATTAAATTATAAAGAAGATGTTTATTGTTTAACAGTAGAAAAGTATCATAATTTTGCTTTAGCATCGGGTGTTTTTGTACATAATTGTGATATAGGTTGTGGAATGAGGTGTGCTGCTTTTGATTATAATGTTACTGATTTAGATACTGAAACTCTTAAGTCTATTATGGCTGAAATTAGAAAAGAAATTCCTATGGGATTTCATAAACATGATAAGAAGTGTCATTATTCTGAAATGCCTCCTGGTGAGGAAATAACTGATTGTGTGGAAGAACGAATGCTTACGGTGTATGAACATTATGAAAATGCTTCTAAAAGTATGGGAACACTTGGTGGGGGCAATCATTTTTTAGAATGTCAAAAGGATAATCAGGGCAATTTATATTTCATGATTCATTCTGGTAGTCGTAATTTAGGCAAACAAGTGGCTGATTATCATAATAAAAAAGCAGTGGAATTTAATGAAAAATATTATTCAAAAGTGCCCAAAGAATGGGGATTAGCATTTTTACCTATTGATGATGAATTATGTTCTGATTATTTAATGGAAATGAATTATTGTATAGAGTTTGCTAAATATAACAGACTTAAAATGATGGCTAAGGTTATTGATATTTTTACTGACAAATTAAATACTACCGTAAAAAATGAGATTGATGTTATTCATAATTATGTTGCCAAAGAAAACCATTTTGGTAAAAATGTTATGGTTCATAGAAAAGGGGCTATTAGAGCTAGGAAAGATGAGATAGGAATTATACCGGGTTCCCAAGGAACTAAGAGTTATATTGTAAGAGGATTGGGTAATCCTGAGAGTTTTTGTTCTTGCTCTCATGGTGCTGGCAGACTTATGAGTAGAACTAAGGCTAAGAAAGAGCTTGACTTAAATAAAGAGATTGAAAGATTGGATAGTCAGGGCATTATACATTCTATTAGAGGTATAAATGACTTGGATGAAGCTCCAAGTGCTTATAAGGATATAGATGTAGTAATGAAAAATCAAGAAGATTTAGTGGAGATAGTTACTGAACTTACACCCATAGCAGTATTGAAAGGATAATAGAATGAAATTAACAAAACAAGAAGGTAATGATCTGGTTTATGGTGATCTTGAAGGCTGGAAGACAGTAAAAGGAACAACAAAGATAATTGATAACAGTAGGTGGACACTTACGAAGGAAGCAGTATTCCATCATATTGAATCTGATAAGTATTATGAAACTTACTGGACTGAAGGAGCTACTGAAAACCAAGAGCAAGACCCATTTGAATATGATGATCCTGAATTGGTTGAAGTTGAGCTTAAAGAAGTAATGGTTTCACAGTGGATGTCCGTTTAAGGCTGGGAATAAAAGGATTAAAGGAGTAGGTATGAATAATGATACAAGATTGGACTATTCAGATGCTTATCCTGAAACGGATAAATGTCCTGTGTGTGGAAGTTTTTTGGCTATGACAGAAGCACAGCAACGAGAAGACTATTTACATACACAGCTTGAAATAAAAGAAAAATTACTTAAAGAAGCCTGTGAAGCAATTTTACAGATTGCTCATGATGATGGTATAAAACCGGAAGAATTGCCCGAAGCTATTAAGATTCTTGTTAAGGAGAATATTAAATGGTATGACAAATCAGGGAAAAGATTGATGGAGAATCTTAAATTAAAAGAAGAAATTAAAAGATTAAAGGAGTAATTTGTGGGAACAGAGATAAAGTTAGATTATGTGCCAACAGAGCGGCAATTAAAGGCACATTTATGCAATGAGCAAGTAATATTATTCGGGGGGGCCATCGGTGGAGGTAAGCTAGCCCACTTATCTACGCCTATATTAACTATAGATGGATGGAAAATAATGGGCGATATTCATCCCGGAGATATTGTCATTGATAAAGATGGTCTATCTACTACGGTACTGCGAGAATCTGAAGTAAACTCAACAAGAGATATGTATTGTGTTGTATTTAATGATGGTTCTGATGAGGTATTTGCTTGTGCTGATCATCAGTGGCTAGTTAGAGATGCTAAGAATCGGGAAAAAGTATATCAAAGGTCTGATGAATATCGAGAAAAGAGACGAAAGAAACGCCCTTACAGAGGCACAGGTAAACGCAGAGATTTAATGGAGGCTAATGCTAATAGAGAACATGAACATCTTATGCCTCCAGAACCTTTTGTAACTACAACAAAGGAAATGTTTGATACTAAATATTTTAAATCAGGCAATAATCCAAAGGGGGCTAATTATACTATTGATGTGATTAAACCAATACAGTTTTCTAAGAAAGAACATATAGTTCCTGATTATGCGCTAGGCCTCTGGCTCGCTGATGGTAGCGCAAACTGTGGTGACATAACGGGTTATGACTATCCAGCTTATGACAAAGTTGCGTCTTATGGATATGAAATTATTCCTAGAACAGTTGACAAGACAAGAGGATTTAAAGGATTAGCTTTAGATCTTAAAAAAATCGGTGTTTTACACAAAAAACATATACCTAAAGAATATCTGTTTGGTTCTTACGATCAAAGGCTGGCTCTTCTAACTGGAATTCTTGATGGTGATGGATGTATCACCACAAAGGGCGCTTGTGAATATTCTTCTTGCCTAAAACATTTATCAGATGATGTTTGTTTCCTCTTACGCTCTTTTGGTATTAAATGTAATGTTTGTACCAATGAGGCGTATTCTTATAACGACGGTAAAAAGCGTTGTCAGGACAGGTATAGGATTAAATTTAGGACTACTTTGCCCGTATTCACCTTACCTAGACACCTTGCTAGATTACCTAAGAAGTTAGATAATAGAATGAAGTACCATCATATCACAGACATAATCAAAGTGCCTTCTGAGCCAATGAAGTGTATTGAGGTGGATAGTCCCTCTCATACTTATCTATGCTCAAAATCACTAATTCCTACCCATAATTCAGTATGGGGAGTTAATGATATGCTACAAAGTGCTATTGATTTTAGTGGTAATCGAGTAGGCATATTTAGATGGGAAGGAACCATATTTGGCAATTCTACCTTTAAGACCATGGAAGAATGGATATTTAGGGTCAAAGGATTGGTTAAATCACATAATCAAACTAAGAGAGTTATAAAGCTTTTCAATGATAGCGAAATATTTTATGGTGGCCTTAAGCCTTCGTCGTCCACTACAGGTGATTTGTTGGCCACTACTAAATCCCTTGAGCTATCTTGTTGTTTTTTAGATGAGGTATCTGACTTTCCTGAAGAGGTTATGTTGTTCCTTTTTGGACGTATTGGTAGATGGAGAGGAAGAGATAATAAAAATGGAAAAAGAATAATTGTTCCTAAGAGATTGATTTGTAGTTCAAATCCTGTTCCTGGATGGGTCAAGAAAAGATTTATTGATAACCAGTTAGAAAATCATGCTTTTATTCAATCTAAAGCAAGCGATAATCCTCATTTAGATGAGAGTTATGAATCTGATCTTAGAAAGATGTGGCCAGAAGATAAGGTTAGACAGTTATTAGAGGGTGATTGGGACGCTATAGAAGATCATGAAGCACTTATTTCTTACGCTAGTATATTAATGGCTGCTAGGAAGAATATTGAACCAGCAGAGACTGATGAGATTATCATTGCCTGTGATGTGGCTGCTTATGGAGATGATTTAACAGTCATAGCCATGAGAAAGGGATTGCACTCTGAAATCATGGAAACTATTAAAAATAGTAGTACCATGTATATTGCCGAGAGATTAGCATGGTATAATGCTGCTTATAGTCCAGAATATATAAATGTTGATGCCGTGGGTATTGGTCAAGGAGTATGTGATAGAATGTTTCAATTAGAACTGCCATGTAACCCCATAGTTGGGGGATCTCCTGCTTTTGATTCAGAGAATTTCTATAATTTAAGAGCAGAAATGTATTGGCATATTAGAGGACTATTGAAAAGAGAAATCATTGATATCCCTGATGATACAGATTTACACGGTGATTTAGCCTCAATTACATATGAAATTAGTAGTGATAAAAAAGTAAAATTGGAAAATAAGCGGGAAATGAAAAAGAGAATAGGTAAAAGCCCTGATTATGCTGATGCTTTTGTTATGTTGTTTGCTGATGCATGCTCCCCTTATCAAATTAGTGGTGTGATGTAAATTTTTTACTTGCTTTTTGGATTTAGTGTGTGTATAATATAAATGAAAGGAAATGAAAATGAGAGTAGAAAAAGTAGAAGGAAGAAGTGGTAGAGGTAGAAATGGTGGTCCCTTAGCGGCAGGACCAGGAGGAAGTTGCAAGTGTCCTAAGTGTGGAACTACAATTACACACAATGTTGGGCAACCATGTACGTCAATTAATTGTCCAAATTGTGGCACAAAGATGATAAGGGGGTAATAAGGAAGATATATGTATAACGCTATAATTACTAAAATCACAAATATTCGCCCACACCCAAACGCTGATAGACTGAATTTGGCTACAGCATCCGGGTATCAGGTTATTGTTAATATCTCACAACAGGAAGAACTTGGAGTGTTTTTTCCAACTGATGGAAAATTATCCCCAAAAATGCTTCTAAATAATAATTTGTATAGCAAACATCCTGAAACCGGTGAGTCTATGGGGGGATTTTTTAGTGTGAGTGGACGAGTAAGAGTTCAAAGATTTAGGGGTGAAAAGTCTGAGGGTATTTGGCTTCCTTTGATATCACTAACTTGGACAGGTGTAAATATATCTAAGTTGAAATCAGGTATGGAATTTTCGACCTTAAATGGTAAGTTGGTTTGTGAAAAATATTTTACTCCTCAAACTCTTAAAAGTCAAGGAAGTAACAATAGACTTCTTAAAAAGAAACTTTATCCTTGTTTTTATAGGCATTATGATACCGACCATTTACAGAGATGTCTTTTTGAATTTAAAGAAGGGGATGTTCTGTCTATCACAGAAAAATGTCACGGATCAAGTGGTAGAACTACACGAACATTAAAAGTGCCGTTGAAGAAATGGTGGCATAGATTTATTCATCCTAAAAATATTTGGGAATATGTTACTGGCTCAAGAAATATGATTCTAAATATGGTTGGTGATGCCCCTAAAGGTGTTAACGGTACTATAAGAAAAGAAATATACACCACAATAAAACATATAGGACTTCAAAAAGGAGAGACTTTATATTATGAAATAGTAGGATATGATAATGGTTCTCCTATTATGGGAACTCAGAATATTCAAGATAAGAATCTACAAATTCTGTATGGAAGAACAATGGTATATCAGTATGGCTGTTCTTTAATAAAGCCTTTTGATTTTTATATTTATAGAATAACCATGACAAATGAAGATGGTTATACTGTAGAGTATTTGCCTAAGAAGGTTGAGAAGAGATGTGAAGAATTAGGATTGAAAAGAGTTCCTTGGATAAAACAACCTTTTATTTATAATGGTGATGAGGTGGGACTATTAGAAATATGTACTAACTTAGCAGAGGGCAGAAGTCTATTAGACAGTACACATATTAAAGAAGGTGTGGTTATTTATAATCATACTAAAGGTAAGGGATATAAGCTAAAATCTTTTGCTTTTTTAGAACTGGAAGACAGACAAAAATCAAATGATAATTATGTTGATGTGGAAGAAATAAATTGAAAATAAATTGGAAACTAAAAAATGATATTCCTAATCCAGAATCTAATGATGGATTTTGGTATGATTTAACCGGTGGTGGATATATTAAACCAGAACAGATTTTAGCTGATGAGAAACAATTGAAAAAATTACAGAAAGCTATTGAAATTGTAAGTTCATTTGAAAAAATGTTGAAAGAAGAAATTTTAGAAGAGGAGTGGTGAGATTAAAAATTAAATCAACAGACATTATTAAAGCCGTAAAAAAGTCTTTATGTAATAATATTACTGATGCTCTTATTAAATTTAAAAAAGAAACTGGTATATGTTCAAAAGATGTGGACATAGAATTTTTAAATTGTTCTTATTTAGATATAAATGGATTGCATCTACTATATGCTCTGAGTAACATAGAAATATCTTTGGCAGTATAATAAGGCATTAATGAACATAGAAGCAATATTAAATAAATATGGTATAGATTATAGATCGGAGGTGACAGCTTCGGCTATTAATATATGTTGTCCATGGTGTGTAGGAGAATCAAGAGGACTGCCTGATTATAGATATTTATGTGGTATATTTAAAGAAAGAGGTAATTTTCATTGTCTCAGATGCCATAAGACAGGCAGTTTTAAATATCTATTAAAGACAATTACTGATATTACAGATGAAGAGTTTGGTAGTATTCAGACCACCATAGTTGATGAAAAAATATCTATTGTGGATGCTATAAAAGATACATTTACTTCTTCTGACTATATTGCGGATGTTAATAAAAAGGTTCAGTTATCCGGTATTCCCGGAATAGTAATAGGCACTGATACTCTGGCTACATCTTCTCTTTTAAGAAGGTTTATTAAAGATCGTAATATATCTATAGATACGCTTATTTATTATGGTTGTAGACTATGTGGGCCTGTTGGTGAGTATGCTAACAGAATCATCTTACCTATTTTTGATAATGATAAGATTGTTTCTTTTCAGGCTAGAGATTTAACTAATAAATCACATAAAAAATATGATAATCCAGTTGTGCCTATAAAAGACTATCTGTATAAGACAGAATTTAAGACTGATTTTTCAATGGATTACGATGTTTCTCATGTTTATATTGTTGAGGGTATTTTTGATGCTTGGCGTATGTTGTATAATACTGTAGCTATATTTGGTAAATCTGTATCTAAGAAACAAAAAAGAGCTTTAAAAGAATTAAATGCTGATAAGTATATTTTTTGTTTGGATTCTGATGCTTATTGTGCTATAATAAAAGAGATGGGAGAGTTATCTGATTATGTAGATAACATTGGAATAGTGGTACTACCAAAAGGAAAAGACCCCGATGATTTGGGTAGAGCAGTTATTGAAAAATTACCCATTAGATGGATATAATTAGGAATGGTGTCTCAATAATATAACAATATGTTTATGGATAGATAGCTCAATTGGTTAGAGCAACGCTCTTTTAAGGCGTAGGTTTTGGGTTCGAGTCCCCCTAGCCACCCTTAAACAATTACAATAGAAAGTATTTTGTGAGTATATGGCTGAAAATTAAAATACATCAATGCAACGATCTATTTTAAAATTGCTTATTCTTGATGATGACTTTATTAAGATGGTATCAGGTGATTTAAAAATAGAATATTTTAGTTCTTCTATTAGTAGAAGAATAGCTAAAATTTGTTTAGATTATTTTGAGAATTTTAAAGAAGCTCCAAAGAATCATTTTAATGATGAGCTTTTTTCTCTTACATCTAATTTAGAAGAAGATGATAAAGAAGATTATGTTAATTTCATTAAATCTTTAGAAGTATTAAAACCCAATTTTGATTATGTACTTTCTCGTATCAGTACATTTGTGAAACAGAGAGAATTTGAGAATAGTGCTATTAAGTTTGCAGAACTTACGGCCGAAGGAAAATTTGATGATGCTGAGAGTTTGATGTATGGAACTCTTAAATCAGGCATTTACACAAAAAATGAGCCATTTGAATATGGAATAGATCATACTTTATTAGAAGAACAGGGGAAAAAAGAATCCTTCTTAATGTCCACAGGAATAACCGCTTTTGACCATTTAATTGGTGGGTATAAACGGGGAGAATTAATTTGTAATATGGGAGGATATAAGGGGAAGAAAACATGGTTCTTATTGCATGTAGCTAAAACAGCAGTAGAACAGGGACTAAATGTTGTTTATTTTACTCATGAAGTATCTGCTAATGAAATTGATAATAGGTTGAATATGATGTTATCTTTTAGGTCTAGTGAAGATAGATATGTAGATACTATTGTAGAAGCTCCTGTCTTTGATACTCAACGGAAAGAAATAATCATACAGCCGTATAAGGCAAGATGGGTAAATGCTAATAAAGAAATAATTAAACAAAAGAAAGAACAGTGGCTGTCTAAAGGTGGAAGATTGATAGTAGAAAAATATGCTCCTTTGGAATGTTCTGTTGAGAAGATGGAAAATTATATTGATTATTTAGAACAGTATCATAATTTTATTCCTGATGTTATTATAACCGATTATCTTGAAATTATGAATATTGAAGGATATGGTAACGAGTTAAGACATCAAATAAATGGGGGATATTTAAGACTCAAAAGAATTGCTGATGAGAGACAGGTTGCTTTATTTACAGCATCACAGATAACTTCCAGTGCTTTGTCTAAAGAGAAAATAAGTATGGCTGATTTGGCTGAGGACAAAAGAAAAGCTGGAAATGTGGATATGTTATTGGCTGTAAGTGGCTCTCCTGAACAAGATAGAATAGGAATTGGTAGAGTTACGGTTGTGGCTACAAGATCAAGAGGAGGTATGGGAGAACATTGTATGTTTAGTCATTGTTTACCTATAGGACAATTCGCTTTATCATCATGGTTTGGTGATGATTTAACAAGGGATGCTTTTGCAGCATTTGGGGAAGAATTATAATTGAATTATAAAGCCCTAACAAAAAAAGAATTAGATTATATATTTGAAGGAATTGACTTTAAAACAACTCCTATGCACCATCAATTTGTGTCTCTAGCTTTTGGTTTAGATAGGCAAAGAGTTTATTTTTGTCATGGTATTGGTACAGGTAAAACATTGACTGCTCTTTATATGAATCAATTATGGGGGACAAAAAAGACATTGATTATTTGTCCCAATAGTGTTACTTCTGTATGGGCAGAACAAATAATAGAACATACCAACAAATCTTTTTGTATATTAGAAGGAGTAAAAAGTAAAAGACAGAAACTGCTAAAAGATAACAGCCAATTTCATATTATCAATTATGAAGGATTACTCTCTGTTTTTGGAACAAGTAATCCCGCTTGTATTTATGATACAAATATATTTAAACAAATAAATTATGATAGTATTATATTTGACGAGATTCATAATTTAAAATCAAAAGATGCTAAACAAACAGAAATAAGTTGGGCTTTAAGTAATAGTGTCATAAATGTTATTGGTATGACTGGTACTCCTATAGCTAAAGATGAGCAAGATTTATGGGCACAGTATTATTGTTTAGATTTAGGTAAAACATTAGGAACAAATTTTTATAAATTTCTTGGTAGTTTCTTTTATAAATATAATAAATGGGAAAGAAGATTATTGCCCAGTAAACGAAATGATCTTTTAAATAAATTAAAGCCTACAACCATTAGATATACTAGGGAAGAATGTATTGATTTACCTGAGAAAGTATATCAAATATATAATATTGATTTAACTAAAGAACAGGATGAAGCTATTCAGAAAATAATGGATGGTATAGATATAAAAACTCTAGACTCTAAATCAATTAAGAATTATGCTAATAAATTCTCTCAAATAGCCGGAGGATTTGTTTATGATAATAACCATACTCCTATTTTCATAAAGTCTAATAAGATAAAAGAACTGAAAAAGATATTAAAACAATTGGATTCTCCTGTTATTATATATCATGTATTTCAGCCAGAGGGAGTTATTATTGAAAATTTATGTAAGAAAATGAAAATATCTTATGCTTCTATGCGAGGAGAGATAAAGAATAAGGGGGAACAAGAGTTAAAATTTAAAACTGATGATAAATGTAAGGTTTTAATCGCTCATGTAGAGTCTGCTGGGATAGGCAAGAATTTTCAAGATAAAACATCAAATATAATCTTTTATTCTAATCAGTATTCTAATGTGAGTAGAGATCAAGCTGAAGGAAGAATATGGCGTAAAGGCCAAAAAAATAAATGTTTATATATTGATTTAATTTGTAAGAACTCAATGGATGAACGGAGATTAGAAATTATAAAAGGCAAAGAAGATGTTTCTAAAATTATTCTAAAATATATTGAAAGTTTTAAGGGTGAAAAATGAATCTTGATATAAATAAATTTATGCCTATGATAAAAAAGCAGGCCAATGATGTGTATAAAAAGATAAAAAAATTTACTTCTTATACTATAGATGATTTGATACAAGAAGGAATGGTTGCTTTTTATGCCGGAATGCCTTATTATAAAGAAAATAGGGCAAAACCATCCACATTTATCTATACAATTATACGAAATCATTTTTCAAAATTGATTATTAAAGAATATAACTGTAAATTTACAACTATACCGGATATTATATCAATGTATGATGCTCAACATGAGTATAATTCAGAAATTATTGTGGACTCTGATGCTTTCTTTTCAAAAAAACTTAGTAAAAAAGAAAAATTAGTGGTTGATTTCATTATAAAGAACCCCACAAAACCAATTAAAATTAGACAAAAAGAAATAAGGGAAAAGTTTGGTATTTCTTTAGCCGAATATAAGAAGATAATAAAGGAATTATGGGGAAAGATATGATACATAGAGGCCCACAGATGCCTCTAAGAGGGGTATATGGGGATTCTAAGCCACTTTGTTTGGAATTAGGTACTAGAGGTCGGCTTAGATGATTTATTTTTTTTATTTCTTAAAATCCAGTCAGCCTCAATCACTTTAATACCATCTATAATATAAAATATATGATTAGGTTCTCTATCCCATACTTTAAGATGACAAAAATATTTGGGGTCATTCAACATCCTATTTACAGCACAGCCCTCTGCATGAGCAATTTCGCAATGAGTTTTATCTAATTTACATTTATCACAAAGAGATTTTCTTTTTTGGAAAAATGGTAGGGGTTTGGCCTCAGTGCCACTTCTAAAAGGACATTCTTTATCGTGGGGATTTGGGCAAAGGTTGCCAAGATTGCCTAATTGATTACATTTGATAGGTTTACCTTTGCAACCACAAGAGGCAAATTTACATTTGTTTGAATTTTGTCTTATTGGATGAATCGGCATTTCTTGTTTCGGAGTCCATTTCTTCTTCATCTTCATCCAGTTTTCATCAGTCATCTGATAAACACCGGAATCTTCATCCCACATAAAACTATGTAATTTTATGTCTTCTGCATAGCCTGGAGGACGCTGTAAGGCCTTGGCTTGCACACACGATATCTTATTTGTTCTCATTTAAGGAGCACCGCATTCATTATCATTAAGAGTTATTGTTCGTGTATGATATTGATAAATACTTTGATATGGTGTTGATATATTACACACAGTACTGGATTTAGCACTTATATAACTTCTATAATAATTTCCAGTAACCGTACCACCGGAACAAGCCGTTGGTTTTAATGTTATTTGTGCTGGATAAGTACCATCAAGTACACCATCACCACCAGAACCTATTTCCCACCCATCATTAACACAACTATAAAAAAGACTATATGTACTTGAAGCATCTGTTGTAATACATGAATTTTCCAGAGGCCATGCTCGACAACTATTACCATCAGCTGCAAATCCTTGTTGAGAGTATGTTGGAACAGATGCTCCAAAATTCGGAGAGCAATCATAAATACTGCTTACACGAGGAAGCACTGCATCTCGTTTATATACTTTTACAAAAGCAAGTGTCGTATAATTATCATCAGTATAGTAGCAAGTATGACTTTTTTCACTGTATGTAACGGTCATACCTGTACTGGAAAATTCACAACTACCACACGTTAAACAATTACCACAACATTCTTCACACGTATCATAATATGCAGTAATAAGACTAGTATCTATTGGTGTTGGGGTATTGCTGTCAGGTGTATATGAATCAACCATATAACAATTACCATCATATACAATTATAAGGCCAACATAACTACTTAAATTCGAGTTAGTAAGTAGTCCCGGCATTGATTCATCACAATCTGTGCACAATACTAAACAATGATTGAGCGTATACCATACAGAGCTTGCAGAGCAGTCTAATGATAAGTGTTTTATAGGACCACCACCAACTGTTTGCAATATATGCCCATTTCGTTTTCTCATGTGCAATGTCATTTAGTCCCGCCAAGGGTTCTCAGTAAATGTCCGTCTCGGTATCGCATACAATCCTTTTATTTTGTGCTGATTACTCGGCTTCCAATTGTATCGACTTGGTAGTGGACACCAGCAGTCGCTATCAAAGCGTCACCAACATAAGCATCACCGGTCGCAGCGACGCGAGTTAACGTAAACATAAACTGATCTCCAATCTTAAAGTTAGTCCCTGTAATGGCTGCGAAGTCGGTCCTAATAGTTTCATACTGGGTATCGAAAACAGAATCTGGAGAGTCAATAGTAACAGCGGCATTAAGGGTAGTTCCATCTCGCATTAAAATATATGTTAATCGCCATTGAACATTATCAGTCCCACTTGGAGCTGTTATGCCCTGCCAATGGACATGGAATGTTAAGTCAGTCCCTTCTTTGTAATCATGCTGTAACTCAAACCCGCCATGCACCAACTCTCCAACAGCAAAAGCATAAGTTTCAATTGTGGTGTCAGCCCCTGCCTCATCTACGAACGAAACAACGCCAGGAGCAGAAGAAGTCGGCTTTGTCAATAAATAACCAGCAATGTTAATATCTTTATAAACTGGAGTTGCAAGCGCAATTGTTTTGGCAGCGCCAGTAGTAACAATAAGGTCTGTTGGGGCTGTGGTATCTGTTTTTACTTCTGGCGTTAACGCTTTTGTGAACGTGCCTGTACTTGTCGAGGTTATACTTTTATTAAAAGCAAACGCATCAGCAGATTCATCCCATATCAATAAAGGCGTGCCGGTGATGTTTGGCAATGACAATAGTGTTACGTCTGCATCGCTGGCATGAATAAAGATATGACCAGCCGTGCCGGGGGTGTTCTTTGTAGAATAAATTCCTCCAGCAGTCGCCCCGTCGCCAACATAAAGAACATCTGTTCCACCATCCCACCCAGGCTCACCGTCTAGCATGGTGCGGGATGGTGTATATGTCCCAGCGTCTCGCAGTCCAAATCTTAAAGTAACAGCCATTAAAATCCTACTCCCGTTACATCTGCGTCGCAGTCTTCTGCGGTATCAATTACAGTATTAGTTTCCGCAGATAATATAATTCCACTATTTAAAGGAACTGTAATTATTCTAGTATATCGTTCAAGTGCTCCATCAGTTCCATTCCAAACTGTACGAGAAATAGGAAAACTTACACTATCATCAGAAGCTGTTGCACTATCTGTAAAAGTATCTGACTGAGCAGCTAGGGTATTTAAATCTGAAGGCAACATTACATAAGGAAAATCAGTATCAGTATTGGTAGCCACACCCCCGCCACCCATCATAGTTCCACATCTTTGTCCAAACCACATATAAGAAATAATATCATTTGATTCTAAAGTTATTCCTTTTGTGATATCTGAAACTAAAGAAACATCTGAAGCTATAGGATTAGTAACATATACTTTTATTTTAGTAGAATCATCAGATGATAATATTCTAGAAGTTATACCATTAGATGTCTCAGTGTACAACATAGGGTACACTTCTACATATGTTGTATCTGACCAAACATAATCTGATATAACACTGCCCCATCTAACTGCTGGACCATGTTCCCCGTGGCTAATAATTTTTCCAAAAGCTCCTTGTGTCATGGTTAAGGGGGCAGCCACAGATATATTCTCAGAATTTTTGACTTTATTAAGCCACTTAGCAGAAATTACATCTCCCGCTTTTATGTTCTTCATCGGTTTATTTTTGGGGATATTGGCCATAATTTATCGTATTTTTACCATGAACTTGGATTTAAGTTGGAGTAGGTTGCATCACTAAACACGTATGTATTATTCGCTTGATTTTTTATAAAATCAAACTTATTAGTTTTCTGATTCCAAAATTGCCTCCAACCATTAGGTTTCCATCCAAAATTATAAGAAATTGTCCACTTTGCCCCAGAAGGAGCAGAGTTTTGCTCAAAGGAGGCACCTGTTAGCATTAGAGTTCCAGCAGCAGCACTTAAAAAAGTTCCATCATTAACTTTTCCTATACAACCATTTATCTTAGTAGTACTAACACTATTCCATTCTCCTACATAAACTACATCTAATTGGGGGATTACTTTCACTCCATTAACACCCTCTTCAGCAGTTATTTTTATGTCGCTAGTACTCCATTTCCAGTTTACGTTATCTAGAGTTAGGGCTTCTCCGGCATATTGTCCGTTAAAATTCCAATTTGAAACTGTACTAAAATCTTGGTTTATATCGTCTGAGGTAGCTGTTTGACCAGATGTTCCAGGAGAGGTGAAGGTTGCTGTTAAAATAGACTTACTCGGATTGCCACTAGAGGCTTTTCCTTTAGGAGTAACACTAACAGCCGTACAAATAAGATTTTCTGTTTCATCAGATTCAATATAACTATTGGTTATAGAACTTAAATCTGAGTATCTAATATTAAGTAAGTCATCTATATTAACGAATCTATCAGAAAAAGCTCCTAACATAACAAATGTGCCACTTGCAGAATCACGATTATAGGTATATACGTGACTTCCTGCTTCTTGCATATATAAATCTTTTAAAGCCATATTTTCTCCTTTTTATGGGGCAGCAGTGGCTGCTATTCCTTTATTGACCAATTTTTCTATGCCTGTTGCTGTTTTAGCTATATCTATTTTCATTGATTCTGTAAATTTTAACATATCTTTTTGATATTTCATTTCAGGTTTTGTGGCTGCTGATTGTATTCGTTTCCAAATGGCACTCACCCCTTCAAACTGTCCCGCACCCTTTCCTTTTTTTTGTGCTGCATATCCTTCTTTTAAGAGCTTCACCGGACCAGAGTTTGTACCGTATTCTTTTGTAGCAGCGTCTAAAATTTCTTTTTGTTTTATAGCATCTTTCATTTTCTGCGGCAGCATACCATAAAAGGTGTCATATAAAGAATTCTCACGTTTTAATTTCTTTTTTAACTCAATTATTTCTCGTTTATCAGCCTTCTTTGTTTCTATTGTTTCTAATCGTAAAAGTTCTGTTTTTTTCTTATTCTTATAGAACTCATTTATTTGTTTTGATTCTGCAAATCCTGCAGATTTCTTAAGAGCCTTTACTCTTTCTATTTCTATTTTTTCTAGTTTTGTAGCTTTATCTTTAGCAATCTTTTCTTCCCACTCACTACTTTTTGTGGTTTGTTTTATAGCCACATCTTTTGCTCTTTTCCAAAAATCTTTTACTTTTTGTAGTCGAGCTGCTAGTTTGTCTTTCCAGATTCGTTTATCATTGCTTACTTCAATTTTTTCATCGGCTTTTGCTTTTTTGAGTATATCACTTCGCTGACTATTAACTGAAGTTTCTGTATCCACTACTTTTTTTGTTTTTCTCACATCTTTTATTTTGGCATCCCATGCCGCCTGTTTTTTTCTTATATTAGGATCTAACTTAATAGCTAGAGCAGCCCGTCCTCGTCCCATAAAAGACTGATCGTACTTATCTGATATTTTCTTTTTATCAGCAGCAATGGAATAATATAGTTTATCGGCTTCTCTTCGTTGTTTATTCAATAGTTTTTTTGTTTCAGCGCCCCTTGCTATTTGAGTCTCAAGGGCTTTTATCATATCCCTTCGTTCTGTCTGCCTTGTTTTTTTGTTATATTCTTGAAGTTGTTTATTGGCAGTTCTTGCTTTTATTGTGCCTTTTTCTATTTTATCAAAGTACTCCACGTATACGGCACCGGTGGTCTTCAATTCTTTTCTAATGGATATAAGCTCATCAACATCATCAGTGCTTTTTTCCTTTTTGCCCATGATTTCTCCTGCTCTGGACACTAAGGAAGCTCCTTTTGTTCTCTTATCTTTTTCTGTTGTGTTTCTAGTCTCAAGTATCTGTCCCAGTGATCTGTTTTCTTGTGTTTTTCCTCCAGCATATTGTAATAATAAATCAATTATTTCTTTAAAATCAACAAGTTTGGTGACAAGAAAAGCGGTTGCCGCAGCAATGCCCATAATCACTAACGACATTGGATTGGTGGCTAGGGCTATTATTAAAGGAAGTAACACTTTAAATAAACCAACCACAAGAAGCAATTTAGCAGAAAACACAATAACTGCTTTTGCCCATACTAATATGCCCTCTGCATTGTTACCGATTGCTTGGGATAGTTCTATTAAAAATTTTACAGCTTTTTTAATAGAAGGAAGGAGCATTTCTCCTAGAGTCTTAAAAATACCGAAAAATTCTTCTTTTAATTTCCCTATCTGGAAAGAAACTGTCTGTGTTCGTTTATACAATGCCTCTTCTGTTGAACCTAAAGAATTAAACATTAAATTAAGGTCATAAGAGAAGCCTTCAGCATCTGCTAAAGCAGCTGCGACGGCTTTTAGTCCTCGAATATTTGGTAACAGTCTAGATACTTGCTGTTCTGATAGTTTATTGAATCTTCTAAACATACCGGAAAGCCCTTCTGCTTTAAGTCCCGCAACGCTCATATCTATGCCCAATTCTTTTGCATAAATAGCAGCATCTTTTGTTGGTTTTAAGAATGCCCGTAAAGCACCAACGATAGAGTTCATAGCCCTGTCTGCTTTTAATCCCTGTCTAGTTACAGTAGAGATTGTGGCCAATAGCTCTTCTAAACCAACACCAGCCATAGCTGCTGTTGTAGCAACCTTACCAATATTACTACTTAACTCTTCAAAAGTTAATTTTCCACGTTTAACCGTAGAAAATAGCTTATCAGCTATATCTCCCGTGTGTGCAGCGGAGATACCAAAAGCATTAATAATAGTGGTAATTGCATCAGCAGAGATGGCTGTGGTAGTCATTCCCGCAGAAGCTGCTTTAGCGGATACCTCAAGAACATGTAAAGCATCAGCAGAGGCTATAGAGGCAGAAAGAATGTCATAAAGACCCTTAGACAATGTTTCAGTTGATTCCCCATATGTTTTAGACAAACGCATTAGCCCAGACGCGTAATTCTCCATTGTTGTTTTTGCTGTACCGGTAAGCATGGTGGAAACCATGGCCAATTGTTTCTCAAACTTTACTGCCTGTTGTGTTGCTAACGCTAACGCCCCACCAGCAGCAAGGAAAGAAGTAGTGGCCAAGTGGGCAAATTTATCCATTTGAGTATTAGTGCCAAGAAGTGTTTTATGAAGAATATTCATTTTGGTCTTAAATCGTGTAAGACCTTTTGCTGTAATCAATACATATAAACTAGCAGCTTTCATCTATTTATTCCTTAACAAGCCCAAATTTAGGTGGTTTAATGCCTTTTTTTTTCATCATTTCCTGTTGTTCTTTAAAACTTCTTTTTTTTGTTCTTCCTTTACCTTTTTCTGAATTAAATTGTCCATGAATAATAAAAATATCATTTATCCTAGCATTAAATTGTGGGAAAGTTAATTTCATAATATCTTCTATGGACATTCCATATCCATACCTACTATGTTGCAACAGAGAAAAAGAGTAGTCCCACCTTAACTCTTCTCCTCCGACTGTGGAGGGTTTTCAGATTCCTCTCCTCCATTTAGACCTTGAATAGCCGATAGTAAATCTTTATTTTCTTCATTAATCTGATTAGCAATTAATTGGTCTATTTCTTCATCCGTTATTTTAGGATTACACGCCTTTAAGCTTCTATTAAGTAAGAAAGACAATCCTGAAAGGCTCATAGATTCACTTAGAAGCAGCTCATCTGTTACCGGTTGAGATGATAGTTCAATAATAATTTTCTGTCTCTCTTCTGTTGATAAAGAATCTGCCACTTCCATAAACTCATTTATTCTTTGGCTTTTAATATGTTTCCTTAAAGCCGTAAAATCACCTAGAGTAAAAGGCTTAACCTCATAAACCTTTCCAGCAAGTTCCACGGTTAAACCTTCACCAGCAGCTTTTTCTAAACTGTCTTTTCCTAAATCACTCATCATTCTTCCTTTCTAGAATATGATATATTTATCATATTTATTATCCTGTAAAATGTAAACTACTATCACCAGTAAATGTCAATGACTGATCCACCAAAGATTCTACCGGAGTTTCCACGCTAATTCCACCAACATGAGCTATTCCATAGTAATAATCAGAATTTGTCTCGTCTATAAAGAATCTAACCATTACTTTTTCACCCAATTCGTCTAATAAATCAGATTCTTGCCAGTGTTGATCTGCTGTAGCTGTCCAGCCTTTTAAACCAGTAATATATGTTTTCCATAAACCAGTAGCAAAATTTGTGGTTTCTAATGTGTCTATATTTAAATCTAGAGACCAGCTAGTAAATCCGCCAGTTTGTATTAGAGTACCCAAAGAATTATCAGAACCTATATCTGATAAGGCTACTCCTGTGTCGGAGTTCATATAAAATGCTCCGGCACTTCCATGTAATTCAGCCATTTTTAACCACCTTTACCTTACGAGTAACTTAAGGCACCAGTACCTTGAAATCCTACGGTCTGTGTTTCTTCAGCGTCTACTGTAACAGATGGACTTATCGAGTTTAAAAGTGCTGTGCCTGTATAAGCATGTGAACTATCAACACTCAATGTTAATGATGCTGATGTTCCTATATCCGTAGCATTAATACCATGGGCACCATCAATTTTTAGATCAACAGAAGCAGTCCAGCCCTTTAATCCAGTAATAAAATCTCGCCAAGCACTTGTTGAACAAAAATCTGTAACATCATGGGTGTCAATATTTATATCTAATGACCATCCATTTGCACATGCAGCATCTGAACCAACAATGCTACTAAACGATACTTCTCCACCATAACCAGCTAATTCAGCCATTTTTCCTATCTCCTATAAAGAGTTTATTGATACCAAATATTGTAAATAACAGTACTTACCCAACCATCTTCTGTGTGTTGTGGTTCACCATCATTTGTTCTTAAACATCCAATTGCTGTTTTCTTAGAATAAGTTAAAACAGCTCTATCAAATACATCTGTTAATTTATCTTTTACACTTGCAATAGTTGTTGTACTTGAAATACTATCATCATAAATATTGAAATATACTATTGCATTTACAGAGTAATCACAAAAATTATGATTTAAAATTTTATCTGTAATTTTATAAACAATATAAGGCATAGAAGCAGTATCAGGAGCTAAATCATAATATATACCTTTAGATGGCCCTGTAGTTTGAGCTATAGCGGTCACTAAATCAGAGCTGCTGACTGCTTTATCATAAATCGCTTTTTGTAATTCTGTTCCTTCGCCCATATTAATTTCTTATTTTTCTTGATGTGCCAGCACCTAATTGAATTGTCTCATTAGGACTATCAATAGGTTTAGCAAATATCATTCTTATCTTTGCTACACTTTTTGCTAGAGCAGGCACTAGCCACGGTCGCCATTTCATTTTAGATGTTCCAAACTCTAAATATTTTCCATATTTAAGTGGCGTTCCTATTTTTACTGCTAAGTGTGTTGGTTGTAATTCCGAAAAAATACTTTTATATAGTTTATCTGTTTGTCGAAAAGGAGGATCACCAGCAGAAGATCTAAATATTCCTACATCACCTTCACCAGCGTTAAAGTTAACGGGCATAGATTTCTTAGCCTCTTCTTTAACCACTTCTCCAGCCTCTTTTAATTTCATTTCAATATTAGAAATTATTCGGGCCTCAACTCGTTTACCATACCATTGTAACATTATAAATTCGGTTTTATCCGCCTCAAATTTACTTCTTGATGATGAGACATTAAATCAATGTCTCTAACTAATACTACTTCATATGTTTTAGAACTCACCACAACTTTATCATCCTCAGTAAAACTATAAAGATTATCACAAAATAACTTGTGTGTTGAAGGCACTCCACGTTTATCATACACTGTTTGTTCTTCTCCACTCATAGGCTGTAACCTACAAGGAGCCAAAGTATATAAGCTAGACCACTTAGAAGTCCAGCCGCCCATTCCATCAGATGTTTTAACATCTCTTTGGACTGTCATACTTGAATTCATTAATGATTGAAAACTCATTATCCTACCAACAATCTCATATATGGCAATAGTTTTAAATAAAGAGTGGGGCTTAGACTCTGTAAAGTTCCGCCATCTCCAATGTTCTTTGGATTCCATTTTCCAACAGAATATTCATAATCACCAATCTGCTCTCTCTCGTAACTAGCAGAAATAACACTCTTATCATACAGTAATTTAACTAATTCTTGACAAACACTCTGTATTCCTTGAGGAATAGTTTTGTACCCTGCTCTGTAAGAAATAAACACATTCCTGTGTCCTCTTGACCATCCAAAAGGATTATATAATACAGCCCTACCAACATCCTGAATATCATAATCAGTTTCACACAGCTCCGGTGTTTTTAAGTATACTGATGTATTATTTTGAGCATTTCTTCCTGGCTGTTGTATTAATTCAGTAGTAGGATAAGTTGCATATGTGGATGTTAAAGTACAGCTCCATGTACTAACTGCATTAACTGCTGTCTGTAAATTTGTTAGAGTAGTATAATCACTTCTCATTAAATTAGTAGTAGTCCATACTCCACTTGCTGCTGATTTTAATCTCACTTTATCAGATAAAACCTGTACAGTAGCATGTGTATTAGTAGAACTAGTATTAGTCACGTACATTACATCTTGGACTGAATCATTTGCTGTGTATATTTCAATAATAGGAAAGTTGTCTAACATCACTGTGTAAGAGCCATCACCATTATGAACTTCTGCTGTATAATCAGCAGCACAAACACTTGTAGTGAGTTCATTAGTAATAATGTTGGTCGCTTGGTCTATAAGCATGTTTAAAAGTGTATCATCACTTGTAGTTGTTATACCCATATAAAGCTTAACATCAGATAATATTGCTAAATCACAACTCATATACTTACCTTATCGTAAAAAGATACTCCAAATATTTAAAACACCAACGCCACCTAGAAAAGCAATTAAAATATAAAACTTAGCCTCTAAATGATCAACTTTAATAGTAATTTTATCTTGTTCTTCGGCATACTCTTTCATAACAATGGATACTGTTTCTTTAATCACAGTTTTTGCCCATTCATCAAGAGGAGTAGAAATCTTTATTTTACTTCCGTTAATATTATATTCTTCTTCATTCATTTTAATATGCTTTCATACAAATTACAAAATTGTTTAATATTTACTTCAGGATTAAAATTATCTTCGGCGATTTTCCTGTTCCTGTTTTTCACCTCTTCAGGGCCTTTTTTCTTATCTAAATAGGCTTTTTCTATTTTGTCTGCAAAATCTCTTAAATTTTCCGGGTTTGCCGTATATGGAGTAAATCTGTTTTCTAATCCAGCTACTACTTGCATTCCTGTTGCTAATGACTCTCTAACTGTTCTTGTAGCAATAGTGTGGGGGGTAATTAGTACATCAGCCGCATTATACACCTCATTTAAATTGCGTACTAATGGTTTAACTTCTCCAACCATTCCTTCTTGTTGCATTTTACCAATCATACAATTCCAACCAGCATCATTTCTAGCACCATAAATATGTATTTTTGAATTAGGATACTTCTTATGAAAAAACCTAAAAGCATTTAATACATGATAGGGATTTTTATCCAATCTCCATATATCAGAACACACAACATTAATCTCTGCTTTTCGCTTTTGAAAATCGTATTTGGATTCTATAGGTTTCCATTTATCTAAATCAACAAAAGCATCAAAAGCATATATCTTAGGAAACAGCAAAGATAGATAATCAACATATTCA